GTGACAGAACATACCAAAACTGTAAAAGTAGTGCGTTAAGGTGCACTAATCCCATCTTACAGATGACCCGGAACCGGGCTTAAAGGAGCGTCTCTAGGACCGCTCCTATCTTGGATGAATCTCGAAGCATCGCTTTTCCAACATTTTTGAAGTGTTTGAAACCGATGTCTAGAAGACCATCCTCCTTCATCGTCTGGTGTTTGACGAGGGCGTCAACACCTCTCTGAGTCTCCTCAGGAGTGGTGTTGCGACCTGGCTTAACAACCGAAAGACGCGCATTGGAGAGGAAATCTGCAGAGAGTGCAGATGCTCCAAAGCGCACCTTGGGGGAAACGCTCCGACCTATGAGCATGTATCCCGCGACGATGTCGACGGAGAACGTGTCGCCCGTCTGGCCAGTTGCGAAGACGCAACAGCCAGAACGGTTGATCCACGTGTTGAGCGTTGCGTTAGCAAGCCTCTCGTTCCAAAAGAGAGAGCTAGTAACGGCGTCGGAAGCATCGAGCTGGGAAGGACTCCCAGCGATGATGATCTCCCGAGCACCAGGGGCAACGTCAGCACCGGAGACCATGCGAAAGTTCTTGTTAGCCGTGAAGGCGGCTTTGTTGAATCCATCAACATTTTCACCATTATAGGAACGGTAAAGGACGATGTCTCCATTTTGGTCTAAAGCCTTCGTGGTACGAACTACCCGGATACCGTATCCAACACACTGCCATTGCAGCATGCCGGGGGTAGAGGGCAAGGTGTACTTGGAACCTTTCCACTGAACATTTGTCTCGCCGGTGGCGAGAGTTGCTGTGGTGGGAATAGTGGTTCCGGTGAAGGCTGAAGACGTCTTCGAACCAATAAGAGCATCCTGGTAAGGACCGACAGGGACGGCCCATTGGTTACCAGAATTGAGGGCGGTCCACACATCAGGATTGAATGTGTAGTACCCTATCTTGTTGGTTCCAATCGAAAAGGTGTCGGACTCGGTGAGCTCATAAAGCTTGCCGCGCCGACCTACGCCCCCAATGAGGGGACGTGGAACAATACGATTGTTAAAAGGATCGATCTCATACTTGAGAGACTCAATGGCACCAGGCGGTGCACTAGGTCTCTCTGATTTGAGAAGATCCTCAATGTCACGAATGGTCGTTTTCGTGACGGCGGCCGAAGCCGCACCTCTCCTAATAGGAGAGGACCCCGCCTGTTTCGGACGGGGTGGGTTTTTCTTGGTTTTTGTCGACATGTTTGTCGTACCACCTGGAGAAATCTGATAGTAAAGACTCGATTTGTTCTGAGTCAGTTAGTGAAGACTTGCTTTCACTATCGCTTGCGCCTAAGATTTCTGATGATACAACTAACAAGTCGTCATCTGGTCGTGAGTAACCTAAAGTAAGATTCCAAAGAGACGCGTAACAGACCTTCCCCGTACCTTGTCGGGGGAGGGTTCTAGTATACATGAAAGTTTTCGAACTGGCAGATTTGAAGTTGCCAGGTCGAGAATGTCCAACAGCATCAGCGACGTACGTCGGCGGAACTGGATGGATACGGTGAAGTTTGGGTTTTCGAACCAACTTCTCCCGCTTTCTCGTCTTTGCGTCCCCTTGTACCACAGATGTGGCATAGGGAAGCCTTTTGGAATTCGTAGCAATCGCAGCGTAAGTCTCCTTAATCGCTGCGTACTGCCTTCCCGTGACTTTGAAAGGGATTGGAGCGTTAAGCCCTAACCCCCCGCAGTTCGTAGGAAGGAAGTAATTGTTACCCCCGGTAGTAAGGATCTTGAGCTTGGGAGCCCAAGACTTGTGAAAACAGCCCCAAAGGTGGGCTGCGTGTCTTTCACAAGAGGTTTTGATTTCGTTCCACACACGTGGGTCTTGAATATCAGAACCGTCCTTATCAAGTCCAAGGATCAGATTCCATCGGATGATGTCTATCTGTTTGCACGTTCCGTCCTTTGACTCCTTGAAAAGGGTCGAATTGAACGAAAAGTGTTGAGTATCAATGTAGGTCTTAAGAGGGTTCATTCCCCAAAGTTCCTCCATCCACTCGTTGTACTTGTCTACCAGTCGACGAGGTAGCAGGATCAAACCGTCGTCACCGTTGACGGCGTAAACCTGATGCCTCTCCCATTTCCCTGTATCTGGATTTCGGATTCTCGTTATTTTGAGAAGTCCTTGATCCTCCAAAAAAGCGAGCTTCGTTGCTGCGTGTATTACACAAAGCAGCGGGAAACTCCTTCGATCACCCATCGGTTGGCCAGTAGAGGGTGTAAATCGTTCACCGTTAGGTAATACGATTTCCCTCTCTAACCAGCAAGCGGTCCAGTCCTCCTTGAGGAAATCTGGAATTCTCATTTTGATCAAATCATTTGAGAGCCGCGTGTCGATGGAATCGGTCGCTGCAGAACCATCATCAGAGATGATGACCCACTCCTCCCCCGTCTCCTTCTCGAAAAGCCGACGATTCTTGAACACCCAGTCGAAACTGGATGCATCATAATCGCGGCCCGAGATGATTTCGGGGTAGCGGAGTAAGTGGTTTTGCAGGGTCTTTTGGACACCAGACCAGAGAGGGGACTCAGGCGCTGAATTTATTGTGATGCACCGCACTTTGCAGGGTTCTGCAAGTGCGACGACTTCTGAGAGGAAGCCGCGGCGTTCACCACTAAAATAAATCTCATTGAGATCGTCTTGAAGCTCTTGGATGAGCGGAAAACGAATCCCATGTTGCGCTGAGACCCCAAATTCATCAGTCTTGAATTGAACAGTTGTACCTAAACGTTGAGAATAGTAACCGAAGACTCCACCCTTCTTCACTTTATTCTCAATACAACTGCGTAACGTAAGATCATGGACATCGTCGCACGGTGTGACCTTCCACAGATAATCTGTCAAAAGGTACCGTTCTGCAGCGAATCTAACTCTCGTTACAAATTCAGGAGACTGACGTGGAGGCAGAGATAGTCGGTCTCTGTAACCCTCCACACTGGAATTGATAAAACATTCTGGGACCGTCGTCACGACTCGCTTGAGTTGCAAGCACGTGTTCAGGAACAGAAGAGCGCCGCTTCGTTGGAAGCGAAGCAAGCGTCGTAAATGTTTCTTGATCCCCCCAGATAAAGGGACCATGAGTTCTGTAGTGGACCGGAAGCTAAAAGCCGCCGGACCACCGCAGTGACCCTTCACAATCTTGATGAACGAACTAAGCTCATCAACCCATATTTGCCGAAGCGCATTTGGGCTGATCGGAGGATTACCTGCTCTCTTTAAGAGTTCAGGGTTCCATCCAAGTGTTGGATCGAAACTCGTTAGTTTCATTGAAATCTCACCACCAAGTGAGATTATCATAGTTTCGAGATAAGAAGT